CCTACATCGCTCTCAAGAATCGCATCACGAATGTCATCATTTACGACCACATCACTAGATGCCACTATGTCATCAAAGTCTGGCATTGACGCTTTAGCCGCTTGCACCTTACTTGCCCAAGTCTCTATGACTTTCTGGCGTTCTAGCGCTTCTTTAGCCTCTGCATCTTGCCTACGCATCTCACCGATTCGTTGGTCTGCTGTGTACTCTGCTAGAGCCTTCGCATATTCAAACGCATCGTTGAACTGACTTGGTTGTGGCTCTTCATCAACTTTAGGCGCTTGTGGCGCTGGCTGTCTTTCAAGAACCGCTAAACGGGCTTCTAAGGCTTCCCTTGCTTGTCGCTCTTGTTGCGCTTCTTTTCGCGCTTCTTCGCGTTGCTTGGTTATCTCAGAAAATCGTCTTTCGAGTTTTGGATTCGCTTTAGGCTTTTCCTCTTGCTCTTTTTCTATCTCAGGTTCACTCCGTTCCTCCACCACTTCGGTTGGCTCTACCTCTGGGGTAGCCTCAACTTCGGGTTGGTCGGCTAAACCTAATCTATTTGCATAAAACTCTGCCGAGTTGTCGCTAGTCAATACATGACTTGCTTCTTTGTCAGACATTACGTGTCCCTACGGATTTACCCAGTTAACCTAACTGGTAAGGTTTGGTGGCAAATTTACCACTTTATTGTTGCTGTGTCAAAGGACTGGCTTGGTCGGCAATGTCTTGAGCCGCAATTAACATAGTCTTATCTTGCTCTGCATTGCGTTTCTCAATTTCTTCTATGAGCCTTGAGGTATCCATTCTGTGCAACAGAAGTTGAACAATCGCATCAATCTCAGTTTTATTTTGACTTGTGAGTGAGCGTGTGTTCTGGTCGTTGACCTTAACCTCTGCCATGATTTCGGTGTTATGAGCCTTGGCGGTCTGGCGCATAAGTTCGCGCTTGTTCTCGTTGTCTTGCTTAACTTGCTCAATATCACCACGCTGTTGGATAAGCGTTGTCATTGCCTCTAACTGCTGTTGCATTTGTTGCATTTGCTGTTTAGATTGTGCAATTTGCATCTGAACTTGAGGCGGTATATCTGATTTCTCGTCAATCTGACTCATTGGGTTCATAGCGGCAAGGCGGTCAGCAATGATGTCAGCGCCAGGAAAGTCCATGTTGCGGAACACCAAGTCACCAGCCACATTAAACAGTTCTGGTTTAGACAGTAAGGGCATCATTGCGTCTACGGCTTCTTGGCGCTTGCTGTTGTAGCCAGGCCCTGTTTCCATGACCACATCATATTGACCGATAGAAGTGTCGTTCAAGATGTTGCCCACCGCATCGCGTTGGTTTAAGTTCAACATATCCGACTTGCCATCTTCACCAATGATTCGCAATATGCGCTGTGTGTCGTATATCTTGGGGATTAAGTCCAGACATATCTTGCCCACATGAGCGATAGAGCGGGTTAGGTTGTCGTAGTAATCGTAGTTGGTTAGGTCAACTTGCTGTTGCTGACCATTTAGCGCCTTGCCAGAGATGTTGCCTTGACCTAGTTGTGCAGGGTCAAAGATGCCCATGATGGCTTTTATGTCATCAGAAACAATAGCCGCCGCCGCCATAGTTCCCGCAGGCGGTGGCTCTGGTTGCAAGCGTTGTGGAGGTGGCGCAGTTCTGCCCTCAATGTCTGTTTGCTTGTAACGCAACAGAGGGAATGACTTGATGTTGGCTTGCGCCCAGTCGTTTTCGTGTCCCTCGTCTTGACCCTCTGCCATAACCCACTTGGCTTTAGGCGCAAGGGCGATGGATTCTGTAATAGAGGTTTGCCAGAAGTTATACATTCTCTGGCTGTCTTTGGCGTAGCGCACCATACCGAACTTCTTGCGCTTGTCACCGATAACCACATGACGCCCGTAAACAGGCACGATGGGAATGTAACGGCTTGGCCAATCGCGTTCTTCGATAACCTCAACCGCAGTTAGTTTCTTGTATTTAATGGTCTTTTTGTATGATTCGCGTGTGTCAATGACTGTAATGCCAGCCATTTGTAGGCGGTTAAAGAAGTCTTTGTCATCAGCAAAAGTGCTAGAGCCATCGCTCAATAGGTAGAGTTTGGCTTTCTCGCGTACTGTGTAGTAATACTCGGCTAGGCGTATATCTTCCTTAGTAATCCATTCTGATTGGCTGTCACCCGTACCGCGTTGGGTAAATGATGTTCCATCGTCATTGTTTGGGTATAGCGACCTAAACACTTCTTTGCTCATCATTGTGGTGATTAAGCACTTTTCAGCGTCTGAGCCGTCAGGCAAGATGCTGTTAGGGTCGAAGTAAACAGTAAATGGGTTGTCTACTGGGTCAATGTATATCTCTTGGTCGAATGAATCTTCGCTTACATAGTCTGTGCGAACACGCATAAAGCCCCAACCCATGCGAACTGCATAGTCAAAGGCGTTGTCGTAGGCGTGGTCTGCGTTACTGTTAACTTCAATGTGGCGAATAATGCCTTGTATGTCTTGCGCTTCCACCATTTGTTCGTGCGTATTAGTAGCGTGAACTTTAATGCGTGGGCGTTGCTGTCTCTGCTGATTGGCTACTTGTCGGCAGTAGCCGTCTAACTTGTTAATGGTTAAACATGGGCGTGATTCAAGATTACGGCTGTTTTGTAGGGTAACTGGCCATTGGTCACCAGATACAAACTTTAAATCTTCCAACGCCTCTTGGCGGTTCATAGTGTCTGCGTCATTGCAGAACTTGAGGAATTGAATTGCCTCTGTAATTACTGGGTCAAAGTCATCTGCCATATCTATCCCATCCAACTGTTAGGCTGACCATATTGTTGATTCTGAACCTTACGCCTTGGCTTGGGTTCGTTAATCATCAGTCCGATATATCTAAACGCATCCGCGCCATGACTGTATATGTCGTGTAGCGGTTGACGGCTAAATTGCCCCGTTTCTGGGTCTACATCGTAACGATAATGTCTAAGGCATTGTAGACCATCGTAGCAATTTTCTCTATCAAACCAACAATTTCTGAATATAGTTCGTGCCGCATTTATTGAATCCGCTACTGGTGTTCTCTCGATTATCCGTGTTTTATAGCCTGCCGCCCTAACAATTTCCTCTATGGATTTGCCGTTGCTTGCTAAGGTTTTGTTCTGTGCATCATGTGGTAGCCAGAGCGTGTCGTACATATAGCCGTAGGTTTGCATCAGGGCTAGATAATGGCTAATCGTCTTTTGGCTATCTTCGTGGTATCGGATAAGGCGGGTTTCCATGCCCACAAACTGCAAGAACCAAATGGCTGTGCTATCTGCCCAACCCAAGTCAAAGATGGCGTGTACGGGCTTTGTAGCGTCATAGGCAACCTTTGTGATGCGCCCGTCTAACTCTGCCACTTGCATCTCGTTGGCAAAGATAGCGCCATCTACTGTTAGACGGCATAAGCCTTCCCAAACTGTCTGGTAAGCAGACGGGTCACGGTTTTTTAGTGCGTCTTTTTCCAGCGCCAGCACTTCGGGAAACCAAGGGTTGTCGTTCCAGTTAATCTTTTGAACTACTGCACCCTCTGGCGGTCTAAGCACAAAGCGCTGATAGGTTTCGTCTGTCTCTAATTCTGGGTTGAAAGTTACCCATATTTCTGAGCCTTCCTTGCGGATGGTAGGTATTAGGGTATTCCACGACATACGGCTTACAGTCTGGGCTTCCTCCACCCAGCAAATGTCTATGCCCTCGTATGACTTCACATTGGCCACATTGTTCTTTAGTCCAACAAAAGCAAACTCTGACCCATTTTTGCCCCTAATGCTGTTTTGGGTTATCTCGTAAATGCTGTGCATATTCATCAATTCAATTTGGTCGCACAGCAATTTGTGAACCGAGTCTTTGATTGATGTTTGGTATTCCCTAGCGCATAAAACCCTAATAGGGCTACGCGCCCCAAGGATTAACAGGGCTTTTGCGGCTGAGTGTGACTTGCCTGCGCCCCTGCCCCCGTAATAAATCTTGTAACGCGCCTGGTCAAACAGGCTGGCCATCTTGACGGGAAACTGTGCGTTGGTGTCACTCATTAGGCTTTACAAAGGTCACATTGATGCCCGTCAATGGCTCTCCGTCTGCACCCGTTACCTCGTTCTTTACAGTTTCAGACCAACGCATTTGGCTTTTTGTCCACCAAATAAGACTGGTGGTATCGCCTGCCACCGCCTTAGAAAATAGCGTCTTGGCTATTTGCCCGTTGGCTTTAGCCTTACCCGTATCCAGTTCGGTGCGGTAATACTTACGCAGGGTTTTGTCATCTATGCCCACCAATATGGCTATTTGCTCATGCGGCAAGCCTAACCCGCTGGTGCTTTCGACCATTCTGCGGGATTCATCGGTTGGCTGGTGCGCCTCTTGTGGAATTACTGGCATGTTTTATAAAGGGGAACTCGCTATTATTTAAGCAGTTTCGGTTACTTCTGTCAATAAAACGGCTTTCTTGCCTGTGAAGTCTTCCCAGCGCTTTACGATTACATCGCAGTATTTTGGGTCTAGTTCCATCAGTCTGGCATAACGGCCGTGCTTTTCTGCGGCCAGCAGGGTTGTTCCGCTTCCACCGAATGAATCCAACACAATATCACCGCCTTTGGTGTTATTAAGCATTTGGTATTCAAATAGCGCCACGGGCTTCATTGTGGGGTGTTCGCCATTCTTTGTGGGTTTGTCAAACTCAAGGATGGTGGTTTGCTTGCGGTCTGCCGACCAAAGGTGTCCAGCGCCATCTTTCCACCCATACAGGCAGGGTTCGTGTTTCCAATGATAGTCCTGTCTGCCCATGACAAGGCTGGACTTCTTCCAGATTAAGCATTGACGGACTTTCCAGCCAGCGTCTTGTGCCGCACCGCGAAAGTTATATCCCTCGGAGTCTGCATGCCAAATGTAAAAGACTGCGCCTGGCTTCATTACCAAGTCCGCGGTCACATAAGCGTCTCTTAGGAACTGACGGAACTGGTCATCGCCCATGTCATCGTTTTGGATTGTCAGCCCTGTGCCGCCTTCATAAGCGACGTTATAAGGTGGGTCTGTCAGCCACATGTCCACCAATTGACCATCGCACAGTTTTTCCATGTCGGTCAAACTACAAGAGTCACCACACATCAGTCTGTGCTTGCCAAGTAAGTAAATGTCACCGAGTTTGGTTTTAGGTTCTTCTGGCACTTCTGGAACTGCATCCTCATCGGTCAACCCTTCCAACACCTCTGGCTCTAGCAAGGCGGCTATCTCTTTTGGGTCAAAGCCTAATATGTCCAGCGCAAAGCCGTCTGCCAGTAGGTCGTTTAACTCTATGGTCAGCATCTCGTTGTCCCACCCTGCATTGAGTGCCAGGCGGTTGTCCGCAATGATGTAAGCCTTCTTTTGGGTTTCTGTTAGGTCTTTCAGTTCTATGGTGGGAACTTCCTTATGCCCTAACTTACGGGCGGCAAGAAGCCTGCCATGCCCTGCAATGATGCCGTTTGCCCCGTCTACCAGTATTGGGTTAGTCCAGCCAAATTCCTTAATGCTTGCCGCTATCTGAGCCACTTGTTCGTCAGAGTGTGTGCGGCTGTTTTTTACATAAGGTATTAGTTCTGTGACCTTTTTTTGGGTTATTTTCACTTTTTTGCCGTTTTTGCAGATTCTTTAAATGCTTTAGCGGTAGGCGCACCCTTTGAGCCTGGCGTTCTCATCTTTTCCACAGGCTTGCCTTCTGCCTTTTGGCGCTCGATGCGTTCTTGCTTTTTGTGGATGTTGGCATAAAGTCCAGTTTTCATTAGCAATTCCAGTTCTTTAGTGATGCCTTGGCGCGTTCTGCTGGCCCTTTGGCGTTCTTGACTACGCCTTCCATCCTTGCACAGAAACTTGCCTTACGACCCTCATCCTTTTTGGTCTTGGGATTTGGGGCTGGTGGCTTTAGATTAGCGTTGTTCTTGGCGTTGTACTCAGCACGCCCCTTAGCGGTCATGCCAGCGCCCTTATCTGTCGGGTTGTAGGTTTTGCCCTTACCCGTAGTCTTATGTTCTATGGGCTTGTCGTGCTTTTTCATTTCTTAGCCTTTGCTTTCTGTGCTTCGCGCTTTTCAGAGTAAGCAATAGCCACCGCCTGTTTGACGGGTTTGCCTGCCTTTATTTCGGCTTTGATGTTTTCTTTAAACGCTTTCGGGCTTGTCGACTTCTTGAGTGGCATCAGATTTCTCCAGTTCGGATAGTGTCCATTGGCATTGTTGCAAAGCACCATTGATTTGGTGCAACTGTTGTTCAAGTTCCTTGCCCTTGCTGATTAGGTCTTGAATTCTTAGGTTGATTAGTTCTTTGGTCATGCTTCTTCCAATACTGCGGCAATATCTTGCCATGACATTTTTAAGTGACGCTCACCATCTAAGTTTAATTCCTCAAACTTCAAGTATTCGTCTTTGTATTCTTTAGCCAATGTGCCAAATAGCACTCG